GTGAGTGTGTCCCGGGTCGGCAGGGGTGGATTAGGGGGTCCGGGACGGGCACGCCGTGCGCGTTCTGCGCGATGTTGTTGTCTCGCGGTGCGAAGTATTCGGGGAAGCATGAGGCGTTGCGGCATGACATTGTGCATCCTGACGGGACGCGCGGGTATCACCCGAATTGTCATTGTTACGCGTTGCCTCTGTTTGCTGGTTCGACTATTGAGGGTTCTCGTTTCGCGGTGAATCGTGAGATGCAGAATCTTTGGTATCACGACTTCAAGGGCAAGGGCTTTAACGGTAAGGCCGGTGCCGGTTGGAGAAGTTACTACTACCGCAAGTTCAAGCGGTAGGTGATTGGTGGAAGCCCTGGCGGCTTCAAGTGGTTCCCGTGTTTCGTCCTGGTGGCGTGCGCGGGCTTTGTTTTTGGGAGTGTGTTTGCGATGGCGGACGAGAAGAATGTGGCTGACGAGGCTGAGGCGGTTGAGGGTGGCGCGCCGGGCGCGCGCGGCGCGGATGCGCCGGTTGAGTCAGAGAAGCAGGCGCAGGTGGAAGCTGACGCGGGTGAGGGCCAGGATGGCGCTGCTCGCAAGGTTGACGACCTGCCTGAGTGGGCGCAGCGGGAGCTGAAGGGGGCGCGTGACGAGGCGGCTCGTTATCGCACTCAGTTGCGTGAAGTTCAGGAGTCGGTGAAGGGCCTCAAGTCGGTTGAGGAGTTTGAGGCTGCGATGGCGGCGGCTGATGAAAAGACGCGCCAGGTTGAGGCTGAGCTTGACCGGGTGCGTGTGCGTCAGCAGGTGCGCGATGAGTTCCCGGCTTTGCCTGCGAAGGCGTTCGAGTTCGTCAAGGACGGCACGGTCGAGGAGATGCGTGCCGCGTGCGAGGAGTTGGCGTCCCTGGTGGGCGCGGCTGGCGGCGCGGCTGGTCTGCCTCGCAAGGGCGGGGGCTTGGCTCCCGCTGAGGAAGCGGAGGGCGAGTTTGACGCGCGCGAGTTTGTTCGCAGTCGCGTGCCTCGCATTTGACGTTTCCTGGTTTGGTTTCTTGAGTTTGTAGAGGAGAAGATATGGTGGCTGTTGTTCATTCCCCGGTGAAGCCGGAAAAGCTCGCGGCGACGGCGGTCGCGCTGACTGAGCGTGAGCTGGTTGTTCCGACCCTGTTCGCAAAGAAGGGCATCGAGGACTTCAAGGGTGCCAAGGATGACACTCTGAATGTGAAGGTTCCGGGTATTCTGCCCGCGCACGATTATGAGTGGCGTAATAACCGTGCGCAGGAACTGATTCTTGATCCGTACAAGGAGCGCAAGATTGCGGTCCGTTTCGGCGGTAACGCGTATTCTGCGACGTCGCTGACGGATGAGGAGTGGGAGTTCGACTTTGACGGTTGGGGCAAGTCGATTCTTCCGGCACAGGCGCATGCCGTTGCGCGCAAGCTGGAATACGGGGCCGTGAAGGCCCTTAAGACGGGCAAGTACACGGTCGAGATTGGCGCGAAGGAAAACAATGTCCTCAAGGACATTATTGAGGCGCGTCGTGCGTTGAACCTGTTGGGCGCGTCGAAGGTGTCGCGTACGCTGGTTGTGGGTTCTGACTGGGATACGCTGCTGCAGTCGGCGGACTTTGTGAAGGCTGCGTCGGTTGGCGACAAGCTGGCGGAGACGGCGTTTGCTGACGCTGTTCTGGGTAAGGTCAAGGGCTTCAACATTGTCGTGTCGGAGGACTTGCCCGCTGACGAGGCTTACGCTCTGGCCGGTGACGCGTTCATCTTCCTGAATGCTGCGCCGCATGTTCCTGAGTCGGTGAAGGGTGCGACCAGCATTTCCGATTCGGGCATTTCGATGCGTTGGCTGCGTGACTACGATGCGATGCACCAGCAGGAGCGTTCCACGGTTAACACCTGGTATGGCTTCCAGCAGGTTCTCGATCCCATCGTCTATTGGGATGAGGCTGCTGGTGTGGAGAAGATTTCGGACGACCAGTACACGCTGCGCGCTGTGAAGCTCAAGCTGGGCGGCACGGACAAGTACTTTGCTGAGGGCACTGACAAGACTGTTGTGGGTAAGGCGCTTGGTTTGGATAAGCGTTCTAAGCACACGACTGTGGCTGTTGGTTGAAGTGCTGGTCCAGTGGTTCCGGCCTCGGGGGCGAGTGGTCCGCCGCCGCCCCCTGAGATGGAGCAGCTGGACCACCTGTGATCGCGGGGTGGCGTCCCTGTGGGTTGGCTTGCATTCCGTCAATGTGCGCGAGGTGTCAACCCGTGGGGCGCGCCCCTCGTTTGCGTGAAGGGGGTGTTTGCGTGAGTGAAGCTGAGGAAACGTCCCCGCCCGTGAGTGAGGCTGAGGCTGTTCGGCGCAGGGAGATGTTGATTAGCGTTGCTGAGTTGGAGGCTCGTCTCAAGTATGCGTTGTCGCCTGATGAGAAGGATACGGCGGCGGCGGTGATTTGGGATGCGTCGAACTTGGCGAGGTTGCATGGCCGTCCGTCGTGGATGGCCGATGCCGTTCCCCCGGTCGTTAAGACAATTGTCCGTAACGCGTGTGTCCGCTACATGGACTTGTCCGAGTCCGTTGTTCAGTCTCGTGCCGGTGATGAGACGGAGGCGTATACGGATTTGGCGTTGCGTACGGGCACGGTGTTTTATACGCCGGATGAGGTGCGGACGTTGCGCCAGGCGGCGGGGCTGGATTCGACCCTGAGTGTTGTTCACACGTTCGTCCATTCCCCTACCGCGCCGACGTCGAGGGATGTTGACCGTGGTTGGCATCGTTGTGACTGGTGGTTGCCGGGCGCTCGCTTCAAGTGGAGTGAGGGGGACTTGGATGGCGGTCGGTAGGCACAGGGGGCTAACGGGCGTCTTGTATGGGCGTAAGCGTGCGCGGGACGCCAGGGGGAACCTGGTGACTGTTCCCGACTTGGAGCGCCCGTACAAGTGTCGCATGTCGATGAAGCAGATCAGGGCGAATCGTGGTGCGGCGAAGGGCCAGTTGACGAACGAGGTCGCGTTGATCCTGGTTGAGCCTCGCACGGTTGACGGGGAGCTGTTGACTGACGTGGGCGCGTGGACGTTGATTGAGTTCGATGGGAAGCAGTGGGATGCGGCTGCGCCCCCGGCGTTGAAGCGGGGGACGCGCAGGACGACTCATTGGGAGTTTGAGTGCCGTCCGCGTCCGCCGTCGAACTTGGCTGGGATTGGTGGTGGTGTTGGTGCCAGTGACCATGTTGGTGACGCCGCAGCGGTTGAATAAGATCGTGTCTCATATGCCGCAGGTGCGGCGTGAGGTTGCGGCGCAGACGGGCAGTAGGGCGCAGGTTGCTAGGGCGAGGCTTGCCGCCCACCACTACCAGGGGCACGCCAAGATCGAGTCCTACGTGGCCCTGACTGATGGTTACATCGTTCTGAGTGACGAGGATGGTTACAAGGCTGCGGCGGCTATCGAGTATGGGCGTCGTGGTGAGGTGAGGTCTAAGCCGGTGTTTGACAAGGCGGGTCGTGTTGTTGGCCGGAGGGTCGTGCATATTGGCCCGTCTCGCGGCGTGGGGGCGTTGGCGGCTGCTGCTGCTGGTGGCCGTGTTTGATGCGTCGAAGTTGGACCCTGGCAAGCATGTGACGGTTGAGACGTTCCTGCCTGGCTGGCTTGAGGCGGACCTGCCTGACGGCGTGACCTGCAGGTCTCGCGTCGAGGAAGGCGACTCGGTCCCGTACGTGATGGTTGTGGAAGTGCAGCCCACTACGGGAGGCCAGTTCATCCGGTCGGATGACGCTTTGGACGTGTTGGAGTTTGAGGTCCACACGTTCACGGCGGGGCTGGACGCTGAGGATGTCGCTTGGCGGTTGTCCTGGTCGATTATCAAGTTGTTGCGCGAGTATGCGGCGCGGGGTAGGCGGGTTCCTGGCGGGGAGTCTTTCGTGAAGGCTTTCGAGTTGATGGAGCGTCCGCGTCGTCGTGAGGACTGGGCTGATTCTACTGGCCCGGTCCAGTATCAAGATTTGCCGGTCGGCATGGAGCGTTTCGTGTTTCAGGCGCGGCTGGTTGTGTTGCACCGATGATGGTGCAGGGAGTGTGAGGTTGTTATGGCGATGGATGATGCTAAGACTTTGATTGTGGCGACTGCGCAGATTTACACTGCGCCGGTTGACACAAAGTCTCCGACTGTGGCTAATTACAAGACGAATAAGACGACGGCTCTGACGGGCTGGACGAATATCGGCCACACGTCGGCTGAGAATCCGTTCAAGATTACTAAGGGTGGCGGAGACGTCAGTACTAAGGGGTCGTTGCAGAAGAAGAAGTTGCGCACGTCCATTAGCGACGTGAGCTATTCGCTTGAGATTTCGCTTGAGCAGTTCGATGCCCCGTCGATTAAGCGTTACCTGGGCGCTAACGCCGTGACGGTGGATGGCATCACGTATGCCAAGAGCAAGCCCACGGCGGAGCATTGCGCTCTGCTTATTGTCATCGAGGATGAAGGCAATGTCTGCTTCATCCACGCTGGCAAGTGTGACATTGTTGCCAATGGCGACCTGGATGTCAACAACGTGGAGGACTTGGTGTCCCTCCCCGTGAAGTTTGAAATCTTGGAGGACAAGAACGGCAACACCATTGGCATTGGCGAGGTCGCTTCCTTGGCCTGATGCTTGGGGGCGGCTCGTGTGGGGCGTGTGCCAGGGTGGCCATGTGGGTCGCCCCCTTTTCTTTTTCCTGGCATACCACTGTGGTATATTTTGTGGAGGTTTGTGATGACTGCTTTTGATTTCGAGAATCTTGACCTTGACGCGCTGCGCGCTGAGGCGAACAAGAAGTATAAGAATCTTGAGGTTTCCGGTGTCGAGTTCCGTGGCCTTATTCGCATGAGCAAGGATGAGCGTGCTGAGTATCAGCGTCTGTTGGCTGCGCGCAATGAGGCTGATGGGGGCATGTCGGATATTGTTGATTTCTATCGCGCCATGCTGTTGCTGACTGCGGCGGATAAGGTTGCGGCGGAGAGTTTGCTGAACGATATTGGCGATGATGCGGCTGTGCTGGACACCCTGGTGACTGCGTATTTCGAGTACACGCAGGTGGGGGAAGCCTAGCCGTCGCGGACCTGGTAGATAAGGCGGGGACGGGGATTTACGTTGACTTTCGACTTCACTATGGGATTGACTTGGTTGAGGCGATTGAGAGTGGTTCCCCGTCCCCGCGTTTTTTGCTTGCTCTGGTGCGCGGGTTGCCGGATGGTTGTTGGACGCAGGCGTTGTTGGCTGAGGTTCCTGAGTTGCGTGGGTGGACTCGGGAGATGTCTTTGTTGGCTGACGTGTTTGACAATATTTCGGTGAATACGGTTGCGACTGGTTTTGGGAAGTCGCGGCGTCCGCATTTGTGGCCTGGCCGTCCTGGGGTGAAGCGAGTGTTTGCGGCGGATAAATGCACTGTGCGGGGTGTGAGGCAAATGTTTGTTGACGCGATGGGCGCGTGATGCTGGGGTGTTTGCCTCGCCCCCCTCGCGGGGCTTGTTGTGTGTGAGGGGGGTTGATGTGAATGGGCGCAGAAGCCGGTAATGTTGTTGCGCGTCTTGCGGTGAAGGTGACGCCGGATACTGAGAAGTTTTACGGCGATTTGGCGCGCAAGCTGGAAGTGATCGAGAAGCGCTTGCGGCCCTTGGAGGTCGGTATTGACCTTGATGAGGATGGGTTGCGCGAGCGTGTTCGCTTGATGTCTGCGAAGGCGCAGGCGGCGGTGAAGGATGTCCAGATGGGCGTCCATTTTGATGAGCGCGAGTTTGCGAAGATTGGCGCGATGGCCGACAGGTTGGATGACGCGGCGGAGCGTCAGTCTGGCGCGTTGGCGAAGGTGTACGACGGTGACATGGATACGATTCGTCGGCATTGGTCGGCGGCGTTGGATGCGATGAAGCGGGATGCGGCGAAGAAGCTGCGCCTTGGTGGCCCTCACGCGGATGAGGATACGTATTGGCGTGGGCATACGGATTCGGCGTTTCGCGCGTGGTATGGGCGTCGTGGCGAGGCGATGCGCAGGGCGTTCCGCGAGTTGGGGCCGGTCGAGTTTGAGATGCGCCCGGCGTCTGGCTGGCAGGATAAGGCGAAGGGTCTGCTTGATGGTTTCTTTAACAAGGAATATACGGGCCGGGTTCGTTGGACTGTCGATGAGGACTTGAATGATGTGGGCGCGTTGCGTCGCCTGCGAGCTCGCATGGAGCGCGAGTTTACTCAGGGCTGGAAGTACGTGGTTGACCCTGATATTGACGTGAAGTCGGGGCGCGTGGATGCGGCGTTGGATAAGTTGCGTCATGAGATGCGTGAGCGGGCGTTTGGGAAGCATGACGTTTTCCATTTGGAGATTAAGCCTCACATGAGTGACCATGAGCTGCGCGAGGCTGGCCGCAAGCTCAAGCGGTTTAAGCGTAAGTGGGATGACACTGAGCTTGAGTTCAAGATCGGGTTGGACCATTCAGCGCGGTATGTGGCGGCGGCTCGCCTGGCTATTTTGGCTCGTGACAGGTGGGTGAAGCTGCGGCCTGTGATCGACCATAAGGCGATGGTGATCGCCAGGGAGACGCTTGCGGCGATGTCGGGTTGGCGTTTGGCGTCAGACTTGACGCATAACGTCTGGGACTTGGTGAAGAATCTGGACAAGATGGTGCCGTTGATTGGTTCCGTTGGTGCCGGGTTTGCGGTGGCTGGTTCTGGCGTGACCCAGTTGCTGAAGCACACGTTTACGCTTGGTGGCGCGGTTGGTCACGTGTTGCAGGCGGCGGCGCTGCTTGGTCCGACTCTAGCTATTTCGGCTGGATTTATCGGGTACACGGCGGTGCAGGCTGCGAAGGTTGCGACGGAGATTGTGCCCGGCCTTGAGGACGCTTTCCACAAGATGAATGACGCGGCGCAACACGGGTTCTGGGATGCGGTGTCGGACGATCAGATAGCGAAGATTACAGATTCGTTTTTCCCTGAGTTGGCGTCCGGGTTCGACAGGTTGTCGAAGGCGATGGGTGGCCATTTCGGTAAGCTGGTTGATTCGTTTGACCGTGTGCTCAAGCCTCGTATTGCTGAGATGTTTGAGCATTCAGCTGCGGGCGTTGAGGCGCTTGGTAAGCATACGGATTCGTTGATGACGATCCTTGGCGTGCTGGGTAAGCACGGGTCCAAGACGATGGAGCGTTTTTTGGGGTTCCTTGGTCAGGCGACGGACAAGTATGCGGATTGGCTGGTGAAGGCTGAGAAGTCGGGCCGGTTGCAGCAGATCATTGACCGGGGCATTGATACGTTGAAGGATTTCGGTCGCGCCGCGTTGAGTGCGGGCGGCATTCTTCACGGGTTCTATAAGGCGGCTGAGGCTGAGGGCGGCGCGACGATGAAGCGTTTCGCTGACGGCATGGAGCGGGTCAATCAGGTTGTGAATAGCAGCGGGTTCCAGAATGGGTTGAAGCGCGTGTTCTGGGGCATGAATCAGGCGTGGTCGTCGTTCAAGAATGAGACGCGGGGCGTGTGGGGCGAGTTCGCAACGTCATGGTCAAAGCTGGCCGCTGAGGCTGGCGAGGCTATGGGGCGCGTGGGTGGCAAGTTCACGAAGGCATTGTTGACGTCGTTTAGTGGCGCTGATTTCAATCGAGGCTTTACGAGATTCTTTGACGGCTTGGCGGACGGCTTGTCTCGTATTGCTGGCGTGTGGCCGAACGTGTCTAAGGGCTTGGGGTCTCTGACGTCGTTCATGGGGTCGCTCGGTAAGGGCTTGTCGCCTGTGATTGGTTCGACTTTAGAGGCGTTGGCTAATGCGGCGCAGAAGCTGGGTCCGGCGTTGTCGAGGGCTGTGGAGCATGGTGGTCCGGCGTTGGGTCGTGCCATCGAGTCGTGGGGCCGGGTTGCGACGCCGGTTGCTGAGGCGTTGGCAAAGCTACTTGATGTTCTGGTTCGCATTCCTGGCGCGGTTGAGGCGGTGGCGACGGGGTTCCTGGCGTTCCGTGGTATCTCGTCTGCGGTGACGTTGATTGGTGCAATGCGCGGCGCTGTGTCGGGGTTGCGTGAGGACTTGTTGTCGGCGCGTGACGCGATGGCGAGGTTTGCGACGGCTCGT